ATTGAGCTGTATCCGTCTTGCACTCCGAATGAAGGGTACATATTTGGGGCGCAAAGGGCTTTGGCAAGCTCGGTTGCAGCTTTTCGCTCGTTGGAAGCTCCAATTGCGAGCTGGGCGAGTCGGTTTTGCAAGGAGGCAGGAGTGGACTTGACAATCCGGTTTCCTGCACGGTTGATTTGCTTGCGCTTTCCACCGTGGACATTTCGCTCAGCCTTTTTGACTGCTTTCTTGACTGCGACTTTGACTGCATGTTTCTTATCGTTCTTTGGCATCGTAACATCACATTAAACACCACTCGCAAGCAAGTTCCATGGTTTTAGTAGGCGTTTATGGATCTATAGCGTACGTCAGGCGCACATCTCTACGATGCTTAACCATCCATTGTCGGTGTTGGTCACGAGTTATAAACGCCCCATCTTCCCTATTAACATAGCGTCGGTAAAACTCGGTCTCAGGACCTGGCCAAAACCGTTGCTCACCGTATTGTTCTAGTGAGAACCATGACCATTCCTTACTGAGAATAGAGACAGATATACGCATGCGCGCAGCAACATCGCGCTGTCTCAATTCAAGATCCGACCGCAAAACTTTGTACTCGCGGAAGGTCTTAAACCGCTTATCGTACACATCGAACACGAAAGGCACAAATCTTTCAAGTGTGTCCTTCCGACACCGCGCACGTGAAATGCGCAGAGAGACCTTCTTAGTTGCAATCCTGATTTGTGTTCCAGCTTCAACTTCAGTTGCGCTGGTTGTGTCCTCATCAGGTTGCGAAATTGGTTCGATCGGCTTATCAGTCATTGATTGAAACCTGGCGGTTGCATTCATGGATTGCCGCTTTGATCATCGTGAGCTCACGCTCAGGGACAGAAGACTCGCGTCCCAACCAAAAGTTTTTACACATTTCGAGTGTTGGTACACTTATAAACCATTTATCAAGATCTCCTCTCTCAATCGCAAACTTGTTCTGCTTGTCGTACAACCAGTGAACATATTCGCGAAGGTATCTTTGGAGGGGTTCGGTCCAAGTTGCCTCAATCATGAGTGCAACAGCCCGCATAAACACGAGCTCCGGTGGCATATCACGACTTTCAAGGTTGAGTATTGAACACAGGATCTTGTTACTGTTGACCTCACCAACCCACGCTTGCGCGCTTTCGTCGTATCGGATCGTTTTACCTAGCCACACGTGACCGGTTGGATTATTGGACTCAACGTCCTTATCCTTAGAAAGTTTCACACCTAGCGATTTGTACATTGCCTCTCGGCTTTCGTACGTGTAAAAGTGCGCATAGAGCTGACGAATTTTCTCATTATTATCGTCACCATACAACTTGGTCTTGTAGTTGCGCTTCATGATGGCATAGCCTCTTGGATCAGCATTGATTCCAGTGAGCCTGCGGAAAGAGTAACATTTCATCACATCATGGCTAAGTGTGTTATCATACGTCGTGGAATCTTGACCTGACGGGTTTCCAAATTTCTTCATGAAAACCTGACCATTACTCGAACACAAGTACGTGTAGATTTTCTGGGCGTAGTAGTAGTTTTGACGCTGCCACCACTCATCCTCGCTCATCCCTTGTTTATCCCAAAAGAAAAAGCGAAGTTCCATGATTACCATGAACCAGATCCTCCTCAATCTCGCATCCCATTTGTCTGCGTCAGATGACGTAACCTTTCCTTCCCACTCATTGAGCCACTCGACATACCTATTCAGGCCACCACCTTGCAGTGACATACCTGGGCCAAACGGTTGTTCAACTACTTTCGCACCAAGTGTTGAGAGCAATTCGTTTGTATGTTGGTTCATCGCAGCGCTGCTCATGTGGAAATCTACGGGAGGGTTAGAAATACCTCTGATGTCTTTACCGACTTTCA